GTTGTATATCATCAAGGAGAACAAGGGGAAAAAGGACGACAGGAACAAGAGCGACAGTAGAAAATCAAATCCGGGCTACGGGACCATCTGCATCGAGAGAGGGAAAAATCTCACCAGGATGGAGACAAAGCAGGAAAGGTATGACGAGGACATCAGGGAAATTAGGGCGGACATCAAGGAGATCAAAAAGGCCGTAGCAGACAAATGAAAAATAAGTACGAGAAAGACTTCGCGCTGCGGGCCGAAGACTATGCCAGGCGGGGAATGACGGATAAGGAGATTGCGAAAGCACTGGGGATAGGTGAGACGACATATTACAGATATCAATTAGAACACCGGGAGTTTCGGGAGTCCATAAAAAGAGGGAAGGTTCCCGTCGATGTCGAAGTCGAAAACGCCCTCCTGAAACGGGCCCGGGGATTCTCGTACACAGAAACGGTGAGAGAATTCAAGATTAATGAGGAAGACGGCAAAGAAATCAAAACTCCAGTGTCGATCAGGAGGACACGAAAAATCATCGTCCCGGAAACGGCGGCCTGTATGGCCTGGCTGAAAAACCGGCGCCCCCATCTCTGGAGGGACCGGCATGATTTCAACCTATCCGGGAACATGAACATCACCGTGATCTCGGCGGTCCCGAGACCGAGGAAAAAGGCGGAAAAGAATGCAAACAGATGAGCTGACGATTGATCTCTCGAGCCGCTATGATCCGAACCGGAACGACAAACAGGTCGACTTTCACTCCGCACTTGAGACTTACAAACTTTTCGGCGGCGCCATGGGCGGCGGCAAGACTGCGGCACTCATCAACGAGGGGATCCAGCTCAATCTGGACTACCCGAGCAACTTCGGGCTGCTGCTGCGGAAGACCTGGCCTTCATTCCGGGACACGGTCCTCCCGCAGCTCGAGAAGTTCCTGGACATGCAGCTCGTCGCGAATTGGAATCAAAGCGAGAAACTGATCCACATGATCAACGGCTCCCGGATCCGCTACGGCGGGATAGGAGACAAACCGGATGACTGGGAGAAGTTCATGTCCGGCGAGTACGGATGGATCGCGCTGGACCAGGCCGAGCAGTTCACGGAGAAGGAGTTCATGATGCTGGCCACGCGGCTGCGCCTCAACCTTCCCGGGATCCAATATTACTTCCTCCTTTCCTGCAACCCGAACATCGGCTGGATCAAGGAGCGCTTCATAGAGCAAAATCCAAAAGACCATATCTTCATCCCTTCCCTTCCAACTGACAACCTGGCCAATTTGCCGCCGAATTACATCGGAAACATGAGGGAGATCCTCACCCCCATCCTGATCAAGGCCCTCCTCGAGGGGGACTGGGAGGCCGTCGGCGAGCCGGACAACGTCTATGGTTACATGGCCGTCCAGGCGGCCAAAAAGAGAAGGCTGGATCCGGGGCTGCCGGTCGAGATCGGAGGGGACATCGCCCGATCCGGAGACGACGAGACCGTCATCATTCTGAGGGAAGGGCTGAAATTGTCCCTTTTCAGCAAGGCCCAGGGCCACGACACCATGCGGACGTGCGGCGAGATCTGGCGCTGCTGCCAGGACCGGATCATCCCCCGATGGAAGGATACCCTTGACCTCATAACGATCAAGATCGACGCTGACGGCGTGGGAGGCGGCGTCGTTGACCGGCTGAAAGAGCAAAAATCCGAAAAACAGGACATTTATATGGATCTTGTCTTGAAGATCGTCCCTCAGACGCGGCGAGAGGAGCTCAAAAAGGCCGGATATAAGCTGCGGATCAAGATCCTGGAGATCCACGGCGCGGCCAAGGCCCGGGATCCGGTGCATTTCCGGAACCAGAGGGCGGAGATCCACTGGGGCCTCCGGGAGCTGCTGGCCGATCTGGACATCCCCGACGACAGGGAGCTCGCGACGCAGCTCATGGCCATAAAGTACAAACAGAACTCGGCCGGCCAGATCGAGATCATCCCCAAAGAAAAGATCAAGGAGGCGCTCGGGAGATCTCCGGACTATGCGGAGGGGATCATCTATTCCCTGGCCGAGATCAGGCAAAAGGAGCCCAGAGCATGGAGACCATAAAGATAGATCTAGCCTGGCCCGCGAGAAAGGTGAGGACGCTCTTCAGACGCCTCAGACTGAAGGAGAATCCGGCCTATCAGACCCTCCTGATGATGCTGGGCGGAAATCCGCTGTGGACCAAGAAGGACATCGCGCGCCTGGCGGAGGCCGGTTATCAGAACTGCTGCACGGTCTATGCCTGCGTGAACCTCATCGTCGAGTCGGCGGCCATGGTCCCCTGGAACCTGTTCAGGAAGCCGATCTCCAAAGGGGCCAAGAAGGAGAAGATCGAAGAGCACGACCTGCTCGACCGGCTGCACCGGCCGAATCCGCGGGAGGGAGGCGCCTCGTTCACAAAGAACACGCTGGCCTACTACCTGATCGCCGGCGATTCCTACATGATCAAAGTGGGCCCGACACAGAGCCCTCCGCAGGAGCTCTATACAATGAGGCCGGACCGGGTGAAGGTGCTGCCCGGGACTCAATTCAACCCGATCGCCGGATACCGCTACACGGTCGGCGGGGTCGCGCGGAAGCCGGATTTCAAGCCTAACGAGGTCCTGCATTTGAAGGCGTTCCATCCCCTCGACGACTGGTACGGGCTCTCTCCCCTCGCGGTGGCCGGAAAGGAAATCGACATCTCGAGCATGGGCCGGGAGTGGAATATGAAGCTGCTGCAGAACGACGCCCGGCCGCCCGGAGCGCTGACGACCGAAGGAGTCCTGGAGCAGGAGCAGCGGGATTCACTCAAGGAGCAGATGAAGGAGGACATCCAGGGCTACAAGAACGTGGCCAATCCCCTGGTCCTGGAGGGTGGGCTGAAATGGGAGTCCTTCGCCATAACGCCCAAAGATATGGATTGGCTGGGTTCGGAGAAGATGACGAGCAGGAAGATCTGCGCCGTCCTCAAGGTCGCTCCGCAGTTGATCGGCAATGAGGAGGCCAAGACTTTCGCTAATTACAAGGAAGCCCGGAAGGCGCTCTACCTGGAGGCGGTCCTTCCGCTGTTGAGCTATCTGAGGGACGAGTTCAACAACTGGCTCACTCCCTCCTGGGGCGATGACAGGCTTTATTTGGAGTACAACAAGGACGCGATCGAGGCGATAAGGGAAGAGCTGAGCGCGGTCTACGAGAGGCAGAATCTGGCCTGGTGGCGGACCGTGAACGAGAAGAGGATCGCCTGCGGCGACGACGGGATAGGCAAAGCGGGAGACATCATTCTCATCCCTGCCAACATGATCCCGCTTTCGGATATAAGCGGCAATATTGCAGAGGAATAAATGGCGGTAGAAATCAGAGCTCGCAGATTTGTCATCACGGACACGCGGGACGCATTCGCCCTGCGCCGGCACCTGAACGAAAACGAGAGGGCGATCGCGCGGCCGACAAAGGCCCTATGGCAGAGGCAGGCCGAGCTCGTGACAGTCGAAACGGCGAAGCAGGCGCTCAATACGGGAGCGGTCCCCGCCGAGTGGGAGGATCCCTGGACCAGGATGATCCGGGAATTTATGAGGGATGACATCACCCCGGAATGGCTGGCGTCCATCCGGACCGCCGGATCCCGGATCGCCAAGAAGGTGAACCTCCTCCAGCGCAAGCAGTTCGACTTCGACTCGACCATGACGAGTGTCAAGGGTTGGGTTGACGACTCGGGCGGAAAGCTGATCGTGAATCTTACGGCCGGACAGATGAGCTCAGTCAATGCGCTGCTGCAGGACCAGATCGCCCTGGGCGTGACGAGTCCCTACATTTTGGCGCAGAGGATCCGGCCGATCGTCGGCCTGACGGAGCGCGAGGCGCTGGCCGTGGCCCGGTTCATGGCCTCCCTCGTCGAGGAGGGCCTGCCGGCGAACGTGATCAACGGCCAGGTCGCGAATTATGCCAAGTTCCTGCACAAAAACAGAGCATCCCGGATCGCCCGGACGGAGCTCTCGAACGCGTACAACTTCGGCCAGATGGATTCATTGCGTCAGGCGATGGATAAGGACTGGCTGCCCGGAGCTCCGGAAAAGTCCTGGATGGCCGGCGGCCAGAATCCCTGCGAGACCTGTCAGGAAAATGAGGACGCGGGGGATATCGCCCTGGACGCCGCGTTTCCGAGCGGACACTTACATCCGACAGCCCATCCGCAGTGTGAATGCGCGGTAGGTTATTCGGTAAGGAGATGACAATGGAATACGACAAATTTTCAGGCGAACTAGAGGAAAAGACTTTCCCCTTCGAGATCAAGGAGCTGACCGACGAGGGCACGTTCGAAGGCTACGCGGCGATCTTCAACAAGCCGGATGCCCTCAACGAGGTCATCCTGCCCGGAGCCTTCACGAAAACACTCAAAGAAGGGAAATCCCGGCCTTTGCTGTGGTATCACGATCCGCGGCAGCCGCTGGGCCTGACCGATCTGGAAGTGGACGAGAAGGGATTGAAGGTGATGGGAACGCTCAACCTCGAGGTCCGGGCGGCCCAGGAGAAGCATGTGCTCATGAAGCAGAAGGCCATCAAGGGCCTTTCGATCGGATTCAAGACGATTATAGACGCCTGGGAAGACGCGAAACGGTTCCTGAAAGAGATCAAACTCTGGGAGATCTCACTTGTGACATTCCAGGCCCATCCCCAGGCTCTTGTCATGAGCGTCAAGCAGTGGGCCGAGGAGAAGCCCTACCCGAACGAACACAGCGCCAGGATAAAGGA